TTACCAATTAGAACGTCTTAATTCTCTACGCCAAACCATAATATCCTTATGAGATTCAGTTTCTTCTCGTGTCTTGAATACACGCATTTTAATACTCTGTTGATTAGATAATGTAAGGTTGTTTCCGTTTCTCATATTGTTTATGTCAGCGGTAAAGTTATAATACATTTTATATTTTTGCGTGATTTTATAAAGTCGCATTTTGATAACTCTATTTGTTGCTTCATCTTGTGGCATAACCACATAATATGTATTTCTAACAGTTAAATCTTTATTCGCGTAATCTGCGATAATTCCAAGAGCGTCCGACAAGCCAGCTAAATAGTGTTCGTGACATTCATCTAACGTTCTTACTGATTCTGTGGTTATCTTTTCTTGAATTTCTTTAATTGCAGCTTGTATATTAGTTAGCACCTGTACTACCAAATCCACCACGGTCAACTGAATCTAAAATATCAACTTCTTCAAATTCAATAGTTGGTTGTCTTTTCATAATTCTGAACTGACAAATTCTGTCATTCTTGTTGATTACGGTATCACGCATAGCAAGCGCAGGAAAACGCCAAATGTCATTTGTGCCACTGTATGAGTTGTCGATAACACCCATTGAATTTGTTTGCAATACTCCCCATTTCTTGAATGTTGAGCTACGAGGAACAACGTGTGCTTCATATCCTTCGGGCAGTTTCATTGAAACACCGAGGGAAATCAGTTTGAAATCGCCAGTATTCATTGCGACAGTTTCAGCAGCGCGGAGGTCAATCCAATCCCCGACGGCAATTTCTTTAATTTTATCAATTTCATCTGTATGATATTTAATCTTAATTGTTTCCATATTTTATACCTCTCATTTTAATAATGCTTCTAAAGAATCAATTTGTAATTCTGTTTGCTTATCGTCGGACAACAAATTGTTAAGTTTGTTTTCTATTGAAGTAAGCTCACGTTTCTTTTCGCGGTAATCAACGGAGTCTTTCTTGGATTTAATATCGTCAAACCATTCGGATAGACCAAATCCAGAAATTATAACATCTTCCGCAGGAATATTAAGTGACTCGGCGGATTTGATAAGCGCGTTAATCTTTACGAGCAGATAAGTCAAATTCTGCGTAGACACGTTTAAGTTGTACGTTTCTCCATCGAGTTGCAAAATGCAATTTGTCTTTGGCGCGAATCTGCTGTGCATATTGTTAAGTTCTTCGCGCTTTTTCTCAATTATCTTTTTTAATTCAATAATTCTTTCGTCATTCTTCGTAGCCATAATTATACCCCTCTATCAGTATCTTTCCGTTTTCTAAATAATGTTTTGCAAAACAAGGTTTTAGATTATCATATGCGCTTTTTATAGTGTTAAAGTTTATACCATTGTGATAAAATGTAGATTTTTCTTTGTTATATCGTAAATATACATATTTTTCTATTCCATACTCATCATTATAAGTAGATACGTTCAAAGCATCGTTTATTTCGTTATTCTGCAATTTATTGCATTGTTGTTCAAATATATCGAATGGAATATAAATCAATTTACTTTCGGAATACTTTATCGGAGAAAATGTTTCCAATTTAATCATTTTTTCATACAATTCAGAATATTTATCTTGATGATTAGATTCTGCTCTAAAAAAGCGTTTGCTGACGCTTTTAGTTGATGAGATACGATAATATTTTTCTCCGCCATATGATGTACATATTTCCGCGAACCAATAATATCTACCCATATTCTTAAATCTAAAACGATATGTTTTGGGTTTATATGATATATCAGTTTGCCAACTATTATCTAATGGATATTCCCAACCGACATCTTCATATCTTAGATTATAAAATGAACCAACACACTGTTGTATAAGATGATTTTCTTCCTTTTTATAGTAATCATATCTACCTAAATAAATATATTCTGTATCATTGCGACTTTTGTATGTTGCGCCAACAACCAATTCACTACCTTTTACAAATAAATTGTCTTGTATAGCTTTACTTTGGGCGATGAATTTTTGATAGTCAGGTGAATCTGTTGGTATCAGCAATAAGTTGCCACCGTCGTAACCATAAACAAATTCGCCCTCTAATCCCTTACCTTTTATACTGCTACAACATTCCAAAATCCAAAGAAGGTTCTCCATTGTTATCTCAAATTCAAACCCTCGCGGGTCATATACTCTTGCATAAATTTGACGAAAATCCCAGCCGCTTTTGTAACCGCCAACTTCTTTGTTTAATACGAATCCCTCAGTGGGAACATTATCGTATTCATTATTTGGGATATTTTTATCTCGCCAACCTTGCCAAGAGGTTTCTTTCCTCAACTTGCCGCGCTCATCATAGTAAATAATATAGGCTAATTTCCCCGTGTAAGTATCTTTTCGTTCTTGATACCCCACATTTATTCTTGTCGGTATGAAAATAGACATAAACCACCTCTATACCTTAAATAAAATAATCTTTTTATTGTCAATAGTTTTCTTTACATCAATCAATCTTTGATTGCTACTGCCACGAAATGGCAATGTTGTATCTCTTAATTCCTCACGAAATTCACCATCAACTACAACGTCGCACATTTGTAAAATATTGATTTTAGTTTCTTCACCAGATACCATCCAACTCAAAGGATGACTATAAAAATCTTCATAAGTTAGAGAATAGCCAGTGTAAAGCCATATATCTTTTTGAGGATATTTTTCTTTAATTTCTAAAATCAATTCGTAAATTGCATAGGCGTTTTTATAATCTAAAGGATGTCCACCAGAAAATGTAATTCCTTGAATATATGGATTTTCAAGATAGCAAAATAATTCTTGTTTTGCTTTATCATCGAATGGTTTTCCGGCGTTAAAATCCCACGATTCGGGGTTCTGACACCCCTTGCAATGCAAGGAGCATCCCGAAACCCATAATACCGTTCTTATACCTTTGCCGTTTGCGACAGAGGCTTTTTCAATTTGCAAATAATTCATAGTTAGCCGTTGAAGTGCTTTACGCGCATTTCAACTTCCTCCTGTTTACCTTCATTAAATGCGCTCTTATAATCTCCTGTGAGATAACCTGTCACTCTGCGCAATCTGCGGATTTCATCGCATCCGCACATAGGGCATATCTCTTTGATTTCATCAGTGAAACCACAATCAACACACATATCGTTTGGTACATTCACAGCAAAATAAGGAACGTCTTTATCCATAGCATAGTTGACGATTTGTTCTAACGCCTCAATATTGTTTTTAATGCCGGCATTGAGTTCAACATATGTAATACAACCCGCGCTCGAATAGCCAGTCAACTCAGCTTCAATATCAATCTTTTCAAACGGGTCAATCTCTTTCCACACGGGAACGTGAATTGAATTTGTGAAGAATTTCTTATCGGAAACATTAGGAATTTCGCCGTACTTTTCTTTGAAGCGCGTCATTGCGGTAAAGCAAAGATTCTCTGCGGGAGTGTAATATACACCGAAATTGAGTTTGTAGTTTTGTTTGAACTCAGCACATCTATCCTTGAACAACTGTTCAATCCGTTTTGCAACCGCCATTCCCTTTGGTTCTGTGTGGTCGCAGCCAACAAGAATTTGAAGTGTTTCTGCGAGTCCGAGCTGACCGATAGCAAGAGTACCGTGTTTCAGCGCGGAGATAATATTCTCACCGTCATAACCCTCCATAAGACCATTCTCATACATAAATTTAGCTGAGTCGGGTGATTGAGAAGCAATATATGTAAATCTTTCAATTAACATATCTTTGGCTTCGTGGATTTTTTTGTCGAGAATATCAAAGAAACATTTTATAACAAGGTTATCATCTAAATAATCACCATATTCCAAATTCTCTTTTGATGCTAACTCTGTAGCTTCCATAGCTAATGTTGGAAGAATGATTGTGGTTGGACAGATATTTCCGCGACCATCTTTAAGCTGTCCAAATCCGTTAATATCAAATCCATTTGCCGTGCGGCATCCCATTGTGCTAAAATATGTCTGTGGGTCATTGCGGTCATAACCGTTATTGCCGCTCCAATCTACGTTTGCATAGTTCGGATAAAGTCTTAATGATGTTGACTTTAGAGCCAATCTAAACAAGTCATAATTTGGGTCGCCTGGTTTGCGGTTTACGCCTTTCATACATTGGAAAATACCGCACGGGAAGATAGATGTCTTATGTAATTTACCAATGCCCTTGATAGAAGTTTCAATCAAACATCTTGTTACTAATCTACCCTCGGTTGAGGTGCAAGTACCATAATTGATGGACGTAAATGGTAACTGATTGCCGGAACGAGATTGAAGCGTGTTAAGGTTATGATACATACCCTCAACAGCCTGTTTGGTTTCAATGATTGTATCGTACAAAGCACTTTGATAATACTTTTGAGGGAGCTTTTTGTTATCCAAAGTATAATCTTCCTCTTTTGTATTGGTTGCCTTGAAGAAATCTGCCTTGTGAGAATCTACCCAATCATCAAACTTATTACGGGTGATAATATGACCCTCAACTTCCTCAGTATAATCATCAAATAACATATTGAGTAAGTCTAATCCCAAAAACTCATTGCTATCCTTCAGCCAAGCCGCGATGAAGTGTTTTAAGAAACTTCTTCTCACATAGGGTATCATTGTCCAATCCAAGTGAGTAGCAGATACCCCGCCGAATTGCTGCAAACTCTGCAACTGGAAAATAACCGCAACCAACTGAAAAGCCGTTCCGACAGATTGCGCGGGTCTTACGTCCGTCTGCCTTGTGTTAAAACCGTTTGCCAACAACTTATCAAAGGGAATTGACAAACAGTTGTGGTCGCCAACCGCATAATGGTCTAAGTCGTGAATGTAAACCTCGTTATTGAGGTGGTTATTCTTTGCCATATCCGACATACAATTATTAAGAGCATAATTTTTGGTAACTACACTCGTAACCGCGCCCATACGACCACCAAAGGAAAACTCGTCAACGTTTGCATTTTGGTTTTCAATGTTTTTTGCGAACAGTTTATCAGAAATCTCTTTAGATAATTTACTGTTCTGTTCACGAACTCTTGTGCGGTCATTACGATAAATGATATATACTTTTGCAACGTCTTTTCTCGAACTTTGCATTAGTTTCTTTTCAACGATGTCTTGAATTGCTTCTACGCTCAAAATTTCTTTTTTGATTTTTCCTATATCTTCTGCCATCGTTTGAATATGAGTTAAAGTATCTTCACTTACATCTCCATCAACCTCTTTATAGGCTTTCGATACGGCAGAGATAATCTTATCTTTGTTAAATTCTACAATTCGTCCATCTCTCTTTTTTACCTTCATTCAATTCTCCTTTGTTAAATCAATAAATATTTGCATATAAAATCCGCCGCCTCTACTGTATCTTTAACGCTATAAAAAATACTTGACTTAATCCACGGATGGTCAGTATTTGGTTCTCCGATTCCAATAGTGGTTATGTGGTGTCCAGGTAGCCTATTTGCCGCCTGAACAACACCTAATTCTATATGTGTTCCAATACTGTTCTTGATGTTAGATAAGTTAATAACAACTATATCGCTATCAAGTAGTTGATTTATTTCCCATTCTTTTACTACCCTCTGGTCGTGAAAATCATAATCGAAAAAATCTGGTGGGTGGATAAATTTTACTTTTTTCTCTGTTAGTTCAAATACTAAATGTTCTAATTCAAGCCGCCAGTCCATTTGTTCATTGTAAGTTAATCCGCCCATTGCACCAGAAGTGAAAATCTTAAAAGTTTTACTCATTTTTCTTCCTCTGAATTTCATTAGCTACCCAAGCATAAACGTCATCGGGGGATAAACAGTATTCATTGTTAATCAGTATGTAATCTGCTTCTCTGTCAAAGGCATCAAATTGACCAACATCGGATAAACTGCGGCGATATGCTTCTTCGATGTCATCTCCGCGCTCCAATAGTTTCATAAGCCTTGAACGCCTATCAACCATAATGTAGATAACAAATAAATCCAATTCTAATTCAGGATGCTCTGCTGCGAATTTCCTAAACGCTCTTGCTCCGGCAGGAGTTAATACGACGACCACATCTTCTGTGATTTTTGAGTTAATTGCAGTTCCGTATTGCCACCCTCTATAACTTGCGTGTTCGACAAATTCATTATTGTCAATCATTACATTGAATTTTTCATCTGTTATAAAATGGTAATCAACTCCATCTTGTTCACCATTTCTCGGCGGTCTTGTTGTATATGTAACGATTTGAGAAAAGCCCTCAAATTGCTGCAAATCGCGGGCAAGAGTAGTTTTGCCACTTGCGCTTTCGCCTACTAAAATCACAATCATTCGTTTCACCTCTAATCATCAATCTTATCGAAACATATATCTAATGCTTCCGCTTGCTCATCCATTGTTAAATCATCAAATACTTCTTTTAATAATTCTTCGGCAGTAATATCTAATGCTTTTTCTTTTTCTTGTTGATTAAGTTCTTTAAATAGTGTTTCTAATTCTTTTTTTGCACAATCTTCGCACATATCTTCACCATCAACTCGATACTCAGCGTTTTCATCGCCGCATTTATCGCAAATATCTACCGCTACTCGATAGTATTGGCATCCTGCGCCAAGACAGGGCAATCCACAATCAACACATTCACTTGTATAATGTCTGCTCATTTCACTATCTCATCAATGAAAATAAATTCTTGTGCATAAGGAAGTGTTCTTGCCCACGCAATGAAATTCGGAACATTCGGATTATCTTTACCCGACCATTCATTTAATTTATGTTTTCTACGCTGACCATTGCTGCACATACCAAGCAGAGTTTCATAGTTAAATGTCAATGTTGCTTTCATTTCATAACCATCCGGCAACATCTGAATCAATGCTTTCCAATATTTCTTATTTTTGGTTTCATTGAAACGATTTCTCAAATATTCCAATGTAGTTAATGTGTTGTCAAACTGCTCAGAAATAACAATATCAACTTCATCAACCGCATCGTGAGCAAAATCATCTTCACTAAATGGTTTGCTATGAATTTTGTGCATTGTAGAACAACTATTTCTCACGGTGGCAACCTTGTATGTATCAAATTCTTTCCACCAATAAAGTGGTGCAGTAATATCAACGCACACAAAAATTTGGCGCATAAATTTTCTGTGTTCTGAGTCAGAGAGAATAAGCCGTTGTGCCAATCCCATATCTTCTTTTCCTATGCTTACATATTCAGCATAAGGATATGATAAATAAACGATATATGCTGGATTATCAGGATATTTAGCAAGATAGCCCTGCTGTTTATTATCAGAATTTTGTTCAAACTCCGCAGGTTCAATTACATTACAAATTCCGAAATGGCTATCGCTTTTATGCCAACTGTTAAGTGGGTTGCGCATACCTCTTAGTGCGCCCTCCCAATTCATAGTTCTTGTATGTTCAAACTTCATTTGTTTCCTCTTTTCTTGTTGCCAAATAAGCATTATTCATAAAAACAATGCTATTTTCTCTTTCCGTTGTTTTCTGTTCAAATACATCATAGAATGGCTCTGTTCTACTTATTTTGATTTTGATGGGTATTTGTAAATTTGTGGCTTGTTGCATAAGCTGAATGAATTGTTGTTCAATAATCATTCGAGGTGCTTGCATATGCTGATTTCTCACATTACTTTCCTCTGTAATTTCAAATTTCACGTCAAAAAGTTCAAATGGTTGAAACAATATGTAATCTCTTTTTTGTTTATACTATATATTGTGTTATTATATAATAAATACACTATATATTGTGGTATATGTGTCGATAAAACCGTGATTTTATTGACACCTAAATTCTTTGTGATATTTTTCTTCTGCCTCTTCTCTTATACGTACAGCCTTATCAAAATCATCGTATCTGCCGAGATAATATGTCTTTTTGTTGACGGTAATACTAACTAACCATTTGTTTCTTGATTTATCCCAATGAACACCCTTTTTGCCTGATGTATTATTTTTATAAGTTTTACTATTAATAATATTTTGATAATGTTCGCATATTCTTAAATTTGATTTACGATTATCAAATGTTATATGATTTATATGGTCAACATCTTTACCTTTTGGCGGAGACATTATCAGAATGTGCATTTTTATTATTTTCCCGAATGGCATTGAAAAGACATATTTCTCTGGATTATAACGCCAAGTATAGTTTTTTATTTTGTCATAGTCATCTTTATCAAAATAAAATTCTTCACCTTTTGATGTATAACCTATTCCATAATCATTTGATAGGTCATATCTATTCAGATTTCTCTTTTTTACACCTTTTTCTCTTGCACTTTCTTTCAATAAACAACCACAAGATTTTGTGTTACCAGATGAAAGAGAGGTAGATGGGACATCAATTTCTTTCCCACAATCACATTTACAATGCCAAATTTTTGCACTATGTTTAGTGCGTCCATTTTCATACATTGTTGTGAGTTTACCAAATTTCATATTTTCACTAACCATTTTTTAATTCCACAAGATATTTAATTGTACATTGCTCGTCTTTATAAACTATGATTTCGTCATTTCTCAGATTTGAATATCCCATACTTGCTCCGGCGTGAGCGTGTAAACAATTCGCACCTTTCTTAAACTTTTGTAATCCATCATAATCTAAACTGCCGTATTTTGAATTGAAATCATACACGTCATACGGCGTTCCATAAGCAACAGACATTAAAGCCATAAATCCAGAATTAGCATTTCCTCTCGCCCAATAGCTGCCATTAAGACTTGTATAACCGAGCGATTTTCTGGCTTTAGGGGCAAAGTAAATCCCATATCCGTATAACTTCCCTGTGATAATAGCATTTGTCGGGCGCAGCACTAATCCGCTTTGAATGATAGACCACCAGTTCTCATTGCGACTGCCGTGGAATAACAATCTAATATCTTTGATATTGTTATCCTCAACAAACTTATCAAATCTTGCTTGAGTCTTAATGTTCTTAACTTTCCACGCTTTATGGAATTTATCTGCGCAACTTCCAAGTGCCACCTTGATTGTTGCAATGTCATCTTTTGAACATTCCTCAAATTCAAGTCCAAGAGCCTCAAGCACGGTGATATTGTTGATTGGCTCATTATCTTCTTCCGCTTTGTCAACAATCTGCTTTTGAACAACTTGACCTTTCATTACATCCAATAGGTCTTGCTCTCTATGGATAATTTTATTAAAGTCATCGGGTTTATTAGCAATATAACTACTAACAGAACTCATTTTTCGTGGGATTGTTGTAAATAGTTTTACAAGTTCATTATTGAATTGCTTAATATCTGTAACGTTGAGCAATCCCGTTAAAATGTCCTGCGCTTCATCAACCATTGCCTGAGTTACCTTATTTGAAGAAACTGTATAGTTTTCGCTAATAACCTTACGAGCCATAGATTGTAGCCGTTCAACAATTTCATTTATTGCCGTATTATCAATCGGACGATATTCAGGTTTTGCTTTTGGCTTTTCAACCGAAATCAAATCTTGCACAAGGTCTGTTTGGTCAACATAGCCTTTGCGGATTTTTTCGCGGTATTTCTTTTCAAATTCATATTTTGAGTAAGTGCGGGTTTGTGAGCTGCTACCTACTCGCCCGTATTTAGCAACCCACGTATCGCCGTTTTGGATTAACCGATAGTATTTGTTTCTATTTCCACCCGCATCGACCATTACCAAATATTTTGGTTCATAACTAATCTGCATATTTCCACCTATATCTTTCTGTTACACTTTGCAGTCTCTTACAAGCGGCGGATATAGACTGTTCGGGAATACCAGTAAATTGGCTTGCTTCTTTGATTGAAGGATATTCACATAAAATATTGCCATCATAATCTAATTGAAACACTGGTTTGGTATTTCTACCATATATTGGTGTTAATGGTTTAGTATCATTAAGATGATTAATGATAATTATTGGGTCTTTTATTTCTTGGTATGACCAAAAATATCCTTGCGCTTGTTTAACAATATGGCGGCAACAAGAGCATATATTTCCGCGATTTACACCAGTTACATTAGAAGCCTCAGTAGCAGAACTAAAAATATTTATCAATTCACCGTCAAAAGAGTATTGATATACTATTTTATTTTTCTTTTTAGCCATCTTTTCCCGAGTAGACTGACTAAATACTTTAAGCCGCCCCTTTTTGCTCATTTTCTTTTTAGTCTCGTCTGATGGATAATGCCCAAATGCACAAGCGTTTTCACCCTGCCTTCTTTTAGACATTTCTTTTCGCTTTTCTAATGGGAGTATGTAACCACTTATACCCTCTCCGCCGTTTGTTAAATTATAGCCATATTGTTTATTATTTGCTTTATATTCTTTTATATATTGCTTCTCCATTTTTATTGCTTCTTGATACGGCAAATCTTTATGCAATATAGTGTGTGATATATTTTCCCAACCGTATTTTTGTATTGCTCTATAAAACGCGGTGCAATTTTTATAATGTTGTCCTTTTAATCCCCATCGTTTTTCAATCGGTTTCTTTGAGGTAATACCAATATATCGTTTCCCAGATGGCGTTTGATGTAAGTAAACCGCCCAAGTTTTTTGTTTAGCATCTTCCGTCATTTATAGAGATAGCAGACCAAAATCTCGACGTTGGTATCTTCAAAAACGTCCTCGATAACGTCTTTAACTCTATCGTAGTCCAAACGGTCAAGCCCACAGCCAAGTTTCGGGATAGCCAACTTAGTGATTCCGAAATCCTCCATCTGCTCTCTCATATCGACAAGAGTATCATAAAGGTCATCATATGTTGGCTTGTGGAAACAACGCGCCTTCGTTACAAGGTTGAATACATTATCGACAAGCAACGCCCTGCCGACATTCGCGTATTTCTGACCGTCGGGAATAGCGTAATCTCTGTGTAGTTTGAATTTCATATTGTAAACTTCATCAAATTTGACTGCGATTCCCGCGCCAAGTGCATAGTCGCCGCTTATGCAATGCGCGAGATAATACCCTTGTGGTACTGTAAATAAATCTTGCTGTACTTCATTAAAAATCATTTCTTTATCTCCTTATAAGTTCTGTGCTTTCACATATTTTGTAATCCAAAGTTCGCTTGTGCCGGGAACGTTTTCCCATTTGCCTTCTGCGTTTTTTCTGGCTTTTGGTTTCTTTTTTGTGCCATAAATTGTTACTATATCTCCGGCAGAAATCGGATTTTGATTAAATGTTCTCTTGTCTATCTTGCAATCAAGTGTTGTACCGTTTTTCAATGAATACATTTTTACTTTCGGAGAGTATTTAGTATCTATTGAAACCACCGCAGCCATACCTGTGTATCTATTGTCGATAATCGTTATATATCCAAGATAATCGGTTTGAGCCTTGATTTGCTCGGATAATTTGCGCGGAGTGTATCTTATTTCTGGCGCAACAACTTGTGCATATGCGTGAAAATCAACTTCGCTAAACATTTTTGGACTTTCTTTTTCGGAATACTTACTAATCGTTTCGAGGGATACTCCAAATTCATTTAGAATATCTTTCTTGAATTGTTTTTTGCCATAAAACTTATCAAAAAAGGCATATTGTTCTAAAAGATAATTCACGTCACCAAATTCAGAAAAGAAGTCTAACTCAATTAAAATTTTTAACTTCCGCGCATTTGTAGATGTTTTCTCTTTAATATCGAACAGTAAATCCAAAAATGAACTATATTGATTGCTTCTCAATTCATAAATTTCATCTGCGATTTTGGTGTTCATATTTTTGATACTTTGTATTCCTTTGTATATACTGTTATCCTCGCGGGATAGAGTATAATCGCCCTTTGAATATCTAAATCGAATTGGTTTTAATTTAATATCAAAGTACGGTAATTCATTGGTCAGTTTAAGAGTTCTTTCTGAATCTCCGCCATAATAATTCAGTGCAACGGTATAATATTCAAGCGGATAATGTGACTTTAGATAAGCTCCGTACAAACTATCATAAGCATAAGAAAGTGAATGAGAAGCGTTAAAACTATACTTTGCGGCGTTTTGAACTACTTGCCACGTTTCATCAAAACCATCGGTTGTATTTAATCTTTGTTTCCAACCGTTCAATAGTTTGGTTTTTAATTCAGCAAGCTCTGCTTCCTTAAACTTCTTTTTAGCAATTTTCTTGATGATGTCATAAGAACCAGTTTCAGGGATTCCAAGCCAAATCAAGTATCTCATAATTAATTCTTGATAAATCATTCGATGCTTACCTTCGGTAAGAATGTCATCAAGTTCTTTTACACCAGTTGTGTATGGTTTTCTATCAATGAAATCTTGTAATAGGCTTGCACATCCAGGTCTGATTATTGCAACAAAAGCAGACATTTCAGAAACGCTTTGCGGACAGTATCTTTTTACCAACGCTGTTGCAAAGTCGCTATCTGCTTGGTTGATAGTACAGGTTAATCCTTCTTTATAAATATCAAATGTTTCATCATCCAATAGTTTGTCTAATTCGCGGATTGTAGGAATGGGTATTCCAGCCAATTCACAAACCGAACGAATAATTGACCAAACCGTAACTGCAAGATAGTCATTTTTAAGATACTTATATTTATCGCAGTTGATGCCGTCTAATAGACAACAATAAACCCCTGCGTTGGTTCTTACTAATCCAAGCTCTTTCCTGACAGGTTTGTAATAAAGCAGCATCGAACAAGGCGACTCCGATACACTTTCAATAACTCCGCGAAATCTCTTGCTTTCTTCAATAATATCTTTCCACTTTTTATCGTTTTCATATAATTCAAGATTTTTGGCTATCTCGTCATATTCGCTTATATCTTTGCCGATGCCCTTACAATATGTACGAAAAGCCGATGAATTTTGAAGTGGTTTCCAAGTCAACATCCAAGCACAGTTTTCTTTGCCGAGCAAATCTTCTGTTGCTTTAATGAATGGCTCTCTATCTGCCATATTTAGGTCGATGTCCGGTAACGACCTGCTGCCCAAGATACGCTCAACCGACATAAATCTTGTTGGAAATAAGGTAATTGGTGCAGCGACCCTATCAATATCAGTTAATCCGAGCAATTTGGTAATATAAAACGATGGTGCGCTGCCGCGACCTGTGTTTGTAAGTTTGCCGCCATATTTTTCTTGACCATTTTTTGCAACATTATAGTCAATAAGAAAATAGTTCTCCATATGAGTTTTTTCGACAATATCCAGTTCATACGATATTGCTTCTTCATACGTTGTCCATTGTTCTTTTGGAATGTTTTGTTTTTCAGTTTCCCATTGTGTGTATATGAGGTTTCTCAAATCCTCTGTTGGATGTTCTGAAATCGGCGGTAGTTTTATATCATCATTGATAATGGTAATTGGTTCGCACTCATCAAAAACCATTGTGTTATCAAGAGCAGTTCTGACTTGCTGCGGAGTTAATATTCCTTGTTTCTCATAGCGACTATATATCTCATCTTCCGAGGGATAATCCAAAGTCATAGATTCTTCTTCTTCGTAAAAGATACCTTTTGCTTTCAGAAGAATATCTCTGTATTTTGAATCCTGCGGATAAATATAGTGACTATCGTTTGCGTGGATAATTGGAATATGTGCTTGCTTGCTAAATTGTAACATTCTGCGATTAACTTCCTTCTGAATGGCAATATTATGGTCTTGCAATTCCAAAAAGAAGTTATCACCAAACTTTCGGTGTAAAGCAAGAATGAGTTCAGGGTCATTCCACAGTCCAGCCACGCAAGCTGTTGTAATGATGAAATTCTTTGAATTAAGAGAAAACAATAGTTCCTTATCAATTCTTGGTTTGTAATAAAAACCTGTTTGGTGGGCTTCTGTCATAATATCATTTAATTGCATAACACCCTCATTGTTTTTTGCAATTATTATGATATGTCGATTACTTCTGTCTTTCTCAAATCTGTCTGGTACATAATAAGCCTCAGTGCCATAATGAAGTTTTAGATTATACTTTTTGGCTTGTTCCATCCAATCAAATATATTACCTGTAACTCCGTGATTTACTGTAAACACAGAATCGTGACCTAATTCTATTGCCCTTTTACAATATTCTTCGGGTTTAACCACCACATCCATAGCCCACGGGTTTCCCTGATGGTCGTGTTTATGGTAATTCTTATACATTTATTTCTTCTTCCACATCTTTCTCATACTACGTTTGTGATATTCACAACTCCGCCGAAAATTGCACAAATTTGCACAATAAAAGTAGTCCTCGCTTGGCTCAAAATCTTCTTCCATCTCAATCTCTCTAAGCGTTTCCTTAAACCAATCCAAAGCCTCATCATATTCCTTCTTCTTAAAAGGAATAGTTGCGAGTTTCCCACCGTCTTTGAAATGATGCCAAGTCATCTCTTTTGGATATTCGCCATATTCTTCGTGAACAGCATAAGCGTACAAATACATTTGTTTCTTGTATTTGCCGAAACTGTCTTGCAGTTTTTTCTTTAACCCGCCGTCCAGCTTAAACGGATATTCCGTACTCTTATGGTCAAGAACGACAATTTTGCCATCTCGTTTGTCGCGGAGTAGTAAGTCGATATATCCAACGAAATCATACCCATCAAGAGTGAATTTCATTTTCTTTTCTACGCCCAGAACTTCGTAATTGTCAGCCCAACTTAAATCCAAATTTGCAAAGAAATCCGCCAAAAGTGCGTATGTCTTATCCATTGTGGATTGCTTTTTGACCTTGTAAAAAACATTATCCTTATAATTATCGAGATAATATTGCAATGCTTCCTCTTGTTTGAGTTCACCATTGAAAATCATTTCAAGGATTTTGTGGATATAACTGCCGACCTCGGCGTAATAGTTGCCCTCGCGGAGATACTGTTCATCATCATTAATTATGTAATTTAAGTAATATTCATATTTGCATTGTCCAAAGGAAGTACATCTTGAATACGACCATCGTGTTCCCAATTTATATCACCTTCCTTTTGTTTTCGTATAATTCTTCCCATATATCTATCCCGCAATCCACAGGTGAGTTTTTAGCGGATGTACCGCCCAAAAGTTCATCATAGTCATTGATTGTATAAACATTTGTTACCCTGCGGAGTTTATTAATACTTTTGGCTACGTCTTTATCCTTATAACTAACGTCTGTGTCATACGCAAAAACAACATTTACTCTCAGTTTGACGAGTAATTCTGTCTGTTCGGGAGTTAATGTATGTTTTTCTGCCGATGCACAATTCTTGTAGCCCCAAGCGTATGCTTTCATAACGCTTTTGATGGATTCAAAGATTATAATTTCGCCGCGCTCCTTGACATATGGCAAGGTGACATTCAATCCTTGAAAGTAATCCATAGTACCAACGGGATAATAATTGATATATTTTGGAATACCTAAATCGTGATAATTTTCATAACGAGTTCGCCCTTTAACATTGATTAACTTTCCCGCCAAATCGTAAACAGGATAAACAATTCTATTCTGATAATCGTCAATTCTCGCGCCAAACAAATCAATCATTTCCTGAGTAATACCTTCGTCTAACCATTCCGTGATTTTTTCGTCCTTTGAGAATTTGTTGATTGCGTAATCCGGCAGCGCGGGATGTTCAATCTTAACTTTGTGTTTTTTCGCCTCAAGGTATCGCTTATATCGTTTAAGGAAAATGACGGTTTCGGAATGACACATTTTGCTCATATCGGTATTGCCAATCCGCGCGGCTTTTTCAACCGCTTCATCAAAATCTAAATCTTCATACTTCATTAAGTAGCCAATCATTTGTCCTTTCGCTCCACACGAAAAACAATAGAATGAATTTTTCGCGGGAGTAAAGGATAATGAAGGTGTGTCGTCAACGTGTAGAGGACAATTCGTGAAATAATCGTCTCCTTGTTGCTTTAGTTCGATACCTGCATTTTGGACGTATTCGAGTAGGTTAGCGTTATCATTGATTTGTTGAAGCATTTCGTCATCATAAACCATCTAACCTATCACCGCCCGTTAATTAAAATCGTCACTTACTGTATGTTGTTTAGCTTCTTCAATGGTTGCTCTTGCGCCATCAAAGACAAAATCTATATATTCGTCCTCGTCATCTTCTGCCATAGATTGCCCGATACGATTAAAAAATACTTTTGCATAGGCATTTCCACACTCAATACCGTCTTTTGCAATCATTTCTTGGGTTTTATATCCCCATTTGATACCAACGGAAACATACATATTGATTTTCTCACTATCGGCAGTTTCACCGCTTCTGTTGAGCTGACAGGCAGCCAAAACAGGGAGATTTAATCTGCCGGCAATTTCGTTCTTCAAGTAGTTTGTCATATCACCCAAAGCATTATAGTTTTCGCCCGTCGAGGTTTTATTGCTTTTGAGGTAATCGTAAACAATAAACGACAGGTTCATACTGTTCTGCAACGAGCGGCAAACTGAGAAAAACTTCTCCATACTCATTGACGGGTCATAGATATGTACGAACGGCTGTTCTTTCAGCCAGTCTTTCCATTGCTTAATCCGCGCGTATTCTTCGGGAGTGTATGTCTTATAAGAAATTGTGTGGATTTTCACACCGCTCAAATGACTAAGCAGACGAGTTACATATAACTTATCATTCATTTCACTGTCATAAACCACAGTTGGCAGACCTTGTTTGAGCATATGAACGGTTTCGTTCATAAGGAACATTGATTTACCCTGCTTTTTGCGGGCTTGGATGGAAATAACTTCTCCCGGCTCATACTTAAAATAACCGAGGAATGATTTATATTTCGATTCAATTCCGTGTTCTGCTGAGTCCTCAATCTCTGCCCAAATTTGCTCGATTTTATCTCCAACCGTCTGAATTTCACCACTTGTGAGATATTTCTTCGTCAACCCGTCCATAGAACCATAAGCATTAGAACTCAAATGGTCGAGGTCAACGGTTTTCTTAAAGCAATCTGCTTCGATTTCGTGAAGTGTTTTAACAAGGTCGCGCTTGAATGACAATGTAACAATGTTGTCGGCAAGCATTTGATATTCTTCGAGTGAGTGCCGCGCGGTTTCTTTGAACAATTCGACCAACTCTTGGACGGCTGGCAAATTGTATTGTTCCAACTTGTTCTTTACGCCTTGATGGGATTGAAGTTTGCTTGATAGGTTATAAGCATCAATATTGGTTATCCCGCTCTCAAACAATTCTTGAATTGCCCAATAAATACAGGCGTTATCGACATTATAGAAGTAGTTGGGCTTTAGATATTCTGTATGGGCAATGTAATCAGGATGATAGAGCAATGTTCCGATTACTCCGCTTTCACTCTGAATATCCGATAATTCTTTTATATCCAATCAACCACCTCATTCCTTGTGTTTGTGCCGCAGAATACTTCCAAATCCTTTTGGCTTGTTTGCAATTAGAGGTGATGGGTCAGTTTTTTGCGGAGGTTCAAATTCCTTTTTCTCTACCGCAAATTTTGACTGGTCAATTTTTACATACTTACTTCTGTCATAAGTTGTTTTAATTTCTTTATCATCAACGTAATACTTAAAACCATATGGATAATTGAGTTTTTTCTTATGCTTGATTACATAATCAAGAACAAAAACAAGATACTCGGAAGAAACTCCGCGACCGACAAAATCATTTAATACTCTCATCAACTGACTATAATTCACATTTTTGTCAATGCGTAATGCCCATTCGTTCTTTATGTATTGCAAATCCGCGCGAGTTTGTGAGTCCTTCCAAGTTCCACTTCGTTTCTTGCTCCAACAATCAGGGTGATAATATTGCCCTTTCGTTGGCATTACATACTCATCTTTGGAAATGTCAATCTTCTTTCCGTGTGGGCAGCCGACAAATCTGCAAGTTTTAATATCAGTTTTCTTACTCATTATTCCTCTTTTTCGAGCAAATAAGTCGCTTCCATATCTGCTTCGTGCAAAGCGAGAATGATAGGATATAACTTAATAGCATTTCCGATTGTGTTATAAAGCTCTTTCGGCTCTGTCCAAAGCATATGCCAACGAATTGCCATCGCCTCAGTTTTGCTCAACCTTATGAATCGTTCGGCTAAATACATTGATTTTTCGCCGTGACCCATAGGAAACTTATCATCAACCGTATATGCCGGAGCTGTCACCCAATCATATCTGCCGTTGGAATCCGACTTTTTGCCCATATCGCTATATACTTTCTTGTTTTTTAACTCAGTGCCATAGAAACGGCACTTACAAAGGTCGTGCAGGAGCGCGATAATAATTAAACTATCTTTGCTGACATTGACCTTTTCTGCCCACAATTCATCTTTGAATTTCGCCACAAAGCGGTCATAAACGTATAGACTATGCTCTAACAACCCGCCCTCGTGACAAGAGTGAAATCTTGTACTTGCCGGGGCGGTATAGAAATCTGACTTCTGAATAAAAGAAATCAGATTTTCAATACCATCTCTGTTAGTGCTTCTTAGTAATCGTTCAAACCGCTCGATATTCTCATTTGTCGTCATTATTCAAACGGCATATCGTCGTCATCGTCCTCAACGGCAGCTTTCTTTGTCTTAGCCTTCGTTGTGGTTTTCTTTGCGGTTGACTTCTTTGTGCCGCCATTTCCGTCGGGAATATCAAATGCGAAAATCGCGTAGTTCTGATAAACCTTCTTCTTCTCGGCATTGTAAGGAGTTGTTACCTCACAAGAAGTAATCTGAATTGAAACACCCTTAGACTCTCCCTTGTCGTTTGTAGGAATGTCAAGGTTTTTCGCCTTTTCGTGCGCTGAACCAATCAGGCGAACAAAACCATCCTGAAAGTCTGTTTCGTAATAATCGTTACCGTCAGCATCCTTGCGCTTTCTGCTCGTGCTAACCTTTGCGATAGAGAAGTTACCCCTATCTTCTACTGACCAAATGCGAGCGAAACCGCCGCGTCCTTCTGAATCTGCTTGTCTAAATCCCATAGTAAATACCTCACTTTCTTACTGCTAACAAATTGGTGTAGAGATTTTCAAGAATATCTACATCGTTAATAATCTTGTAGTTGCCGGAAATCAGCTCGTCATCCGTATTAGGATTCGCTGCTTTTTCTGCTTTCTTGCAAAGTTCCGCAACCTTTTCTTTTGCCTTGTCGGAAATCTTGCACTTAGCTTTAACCACTTCTTTAATCAATTCCTTTAAGTCCTCGGCTCTTGCTACCAACTCAGGCAGTTCCTCCCCATAATAGAGGTTCGACCCAAGACCGTGATATGAACAAGCCTTAACAAGACATCTCTGCTTGCTCTTATTAGCATCGACCGATGTAATCTTTTCGGCGGGAATTGCCTGATTTCTGTAATCCATAATCGCAAGGTTTTCAATCTGTTCCTCGCCCTCGATGGTTACGCCAACTGATACCCAGCCGCTCTTACCGTCGTCGTGCCAAAAACGTGTGTTGCCGTACTCATCCATAATTTGCGGGTAAACCTTATATGTAGCATCGGGAAAATGTCTTTTTACAATTTCCCACGCTTTTGCCCACGGGAGATACGATAACCCATTCTTTTCTTTGACATAATCGCTAACATCAATGCTGCTTAAAATGTCAAATACGCTTTTCTTCTTTGTTTCTGCCATTCTAAATCTCCTTTGTTTTAATGTTCGGTTACAATGTTTCTTGCTATTTATGTTAGACAATCAACTTAACCAACGCCTTTCAAGTAAGGTATCTATGTCATCACTCAAAGAGTGTTATTGTTTTTTGATTGCTCTATAAAGATTACCGTGATTTATCAAATCAACAAACGTTCTAAATTGTAGGCATTCAAGAACCTTAAAATGTCTAATTGCTCCACGCCAATAGAACAATGATTCCCCTTTTTCTTTTAACACAAAATATTCTTGAATATTTTTAACAGGCTTGCCTTGTTTGTATTTCCGCCGGCTTTCAAGAAAATCTTCATACTTTTGTCTACGCTCACAATTACGGCAAGCCATATCGTCGAATATCCAAATGCTACAATAATAACGGGGTTCTCCGTTTTGAGTTTCATAGTGATGTCCGTGTACACAATGCTTGCAAGGTTTTTCCATTCTACTATCCTCATCAATGCGCTGCTAAATCAGCTTCGTGCAGCAACATAATATCATTAAACATTTTTTCGCCGAGTAATCTCTTATCTCGTTCCTTTGCTTTTTCTGATTGTTTCCAAGCCAAATATGGGTGCATATGGTAATAAATCATATTTGTCACGTCGCTCATCGGGCAATATTTCTCCCATACTTTTTCGATATTGGATAGAACAAACATTGCGGTATAACTGCCGGCACAGTTATGATTGAAATAATGTGCATTGCCATCGTCAACTCCGCGAGAATTGAGCCTTGATTTTGTATCAAGTTTGCCAATATCGTGTAAAAGTGCGGTTATCAATAACCAAAAATCATTTGGTCTATGATTTTGAATATACTTTCCTGCTTTTGCACAATGCTCACCAAGAGCTAATGAATGATGATGGTTTTCTTGGTCAAAATCGTTTGCAATCTTAAAGAATTTTGATAATGTGTAATCGTCATTCGGCGGGTTTTTAACTAACCTATTATCAGAAGTTAGATATGTAAACACATAAATAATCTCTCTGAATCCTTCGCTTTCGTGCGGAGGCTGATAGTTGAGGAACATTCTTCTGATAACTTCTGGCGGGACTTTGCGTTCCCTATGCTCGTTGTTGTACACACAGGCTTTATACTCAGTAGCCATAACGATACAATCTTTATAGCAAGGAATATCATTGAGTTCTCTAAGAAATGCAATTCTGTTTTTCTTTTTGATATTCGTGGCATCATATACGACGTTTTCTCCGCGCTGCAAATCCTTTTTGATTCGCTTGTGCAATTCAGCGAACAGTTTGTTATTGTCGCCCTGAATCGCGGCATCGCCATATAATTCTTCTCTTAACTTGTCGGACGAATGAATGATGTATGGCTTACCATCAAGAGTGAGCATTTTCGCATATGTGCTTTTGCCACTTCCCGGCAAGCCAACCATCATAATAAATGAGGGTTTATTCATTTTCCTCAACCTCAGTTTCGGGTTTTTCTTCAACCTTTATTTCAGATTCGGCGGGAGTATCGTTAATGCCTTGATTCAGAAAGTTATCTTCATCTTTCATTGCCACGCCGCAAAACTTTTTTACGGCTTCAATGCGTTTCAGCAAGGGCTTTGAGGTGTCATTGAGATGCCCCATAACCACCTTGCTCGCCGTAAGTATGCCGATACGAATACCCTGCACTCTTTGCTTTTCTAAAAGCGGGCGGATAATCTGCTCCGCGCGGTTCTCGAAATCTGCCTGTTGCTTTTGCTTGATTTCTTCATTTTCAGTTGGTGTTACATTTGATTCTGACATTCTATTCACCTCAACTCTCTGCGATTTCTTCAATAATCAATTCCTCTGCTTTCATTTAATTACTCCGTTTTTATATTTATATATTCCAAAACATTTTTCATTCCTAATCCACCATTTTTCCAATCTTTCATACAATACTCCCAAAGCTGCGGATGCGTTTGCTTGAGTCTTTGAAATCTGTTGGGTTCTTTTTCAAGGTGGCATCCAAAAGCGCAAAATACGCAACCCGTGCGGTCACAACCGGTAGTTTTTAATTTCCCATTTTCACCCTCCACAATATCTCCATATACCGAGGCATAAGGAAGATTATTCTCTTTTATATATTGCAAAACGTCTTGTTCTGTCCAAAAACTCATAGGTTGAGATATTGGTCTTTTACTTTCATAGGCATTACAACCATTCCGCAACCAAGTAGTTCTTCTGTTTTGACTTTCACAAGCCATTGTTGCAACTATTGGCGTTCTTCCTGATTCTTTTTCATATTTTTGGCAGGATTCTTTTTCATAATATTGCAACACATATGGCTAATTGGAATATCACTATCTTTTAGCCATTTCCATTTTGCCATCGAATAGCGATTCCCATACTTTTGGGCGTGTTCGCTATTGGGGTCAAATCTTCCAGCGCATACGCCGGAAGGACATCTCCGAGCAGTGTATATCTTTTGAGATACCTCTTTGCTAATCAGTGGATAGCCATAAGTTTCAATAACTTTTCGGAAATTCATTTCTGGTCGAAGTCGAATAACATTTTCTTGACTTAAAGCAAATTCCCGTACTTCCGGATATTCAAGTCCAGTGTCCACAAAAACCGCAGGAATATCGGGGTCTACTTGCCGCGCAATATGTAAAAGAACCGTGCTATCTTTACCGCCACTAAAAGAAACATATCCATCAAATTCATTAAGCCACCATCTGATTCGTAAGTATGTCATTCTTACTTTTATATCGAGCGGCAATGCTTGAAATTGTTTCAAATCCGCGACAGTAAACTTGTTGGATGAATTAGAATTTTTATCGTCGTTCATTTATAATAAACTCCCTATTTTTCATACTTTAACTTATCATAATTAAACTTTGGTAATACTGATTTATAATACAAAACCCTCTATTTATGGAGCTTTGTAAGATTGATAAATCAATAAAAATTCTATTTTATTGTCAATTTTTCTCTCGCAAACCCCCTGTTTTAGAGGGTTTACTTATTTCTAATTTAGAACTAAAAATATTTAGCCCATCTTGTTTTCTTTTCTTTCGGAACGCCATTATCGCGTCCGCTTCTTTTGCCCGTCCATATCTCTCCGCCAGCTTCGCCCTCGCAAATAAAATTACTTGCCTTGAGGCTCGCACCGTTCTCAGATTTCAAAATATATGTGATTACTCTTTTATACCCCATATTTTTAGCAATCCTCGCACAAGCTCTATATAAAATAGAACAAGCATTTCTTGTTCCATCTGTACACAAGCGATTGATTTCAAGGGTTAAACCATCATCTAAATATCTTGATACAGGTCTACCACATATCGCTACCCCCGAACAACTCCATCTTGAACACAAGAAATCGAAAATTTGTGTCCAACTGTTGGCTTGTGATGTCTATGATATTTAGATACAAATTCATTAGCGGCTTTGAGAGTAATAGGCTTAATATGTAAATTACTCATATTAATGTATTTCCTTCTGCTCTGTCGCGTCATAATCATCACTTTCGGCATATAGAATATCATCATCTAACCCATAATAATAATTGTGATTATAATAACTTATATCTTTTATTCGTTGAAAATCATTTGGTGTTTTGCCTTCGTATTTTAATAATCTACTATTTTTCATATTAAATACTATTTATTGCACTTTCAATTCTTTTCTTTGCCGTTTCAAAATATGTATCGTCAATTTCAATTCCGACGAATTTTCTATTTGTATTTATACAGGCAACTCCTGTTGTTCCGCTACCCATACAATTATCCAATATTAAGTCGCCTTCATTAGAAAAAGTTTTGATTAAATATTCTAATAATTTAACTGGCTTTTCTGTTCTATGTAATGTTTTACTCGGATGTGGTTTTTGAATTGTAATAATAGAGGTTGGATATTTATCTTCGGATTGATTAGATTCAATGGCTTGAAATTTACCATAGTTATTATTTACAACAGGTTTATTTCTATATTTACTACCTTTACTATGAGAAGGTCTCCCTTTTGTAAATTGCGGATTATAAACAGGTGATTTCTTGTAAAACACAGCTATCTGTTCGTGTCGTCTCAGCGGCATACGTTTAGCGTTCAAAAATCCAGTAACCAAAGACTTATCCCATATCAAATCATATCTATACATTTTACGATTACTATTAACCAAATCTACAAAGAAAACTCCTTGAGCAAATAAAACTATCGCTCCATTATCTTTAATAATTCTCTCATAACAATCCCATAGTTTATCAAAGGGGATTTGTATATCAGATTTATTTTGAGTAACGCCATATGGTAAATCACAAAGTATCATATCAATAGTTTTATCGGGAATATTTTTCATAACTTCCAGACAGTCACCTTTAATTAGAGAATACCCTTGCACAAATTCGGGCGATTCTAAAATTTTATTCATATATGTTTTCTTTCAACGACTCCTTTTAATGTATCTATTAGTTCATCAACTGCGTCAACGCTGAATTGTAAATCACCAACATTTTCTTGTGCGACCATAGACTTCTTACTACTACTAAATAAGCCCTCTGGCATATTGCAAAGATATTCATCTTCGTCACATAAAATGGAATTTAGATTATCGCGAATTTCTGATAATTGATTTTGGACTTCTTTTATTTGTTTTCTACGTTGATTGTTCATTTGAAACACTATCCTTTGTATTGTTTGATAAAGAATTTTTTATTTTTTCAATATCATCCTGAATATATCCAATTTTTACGTTAATTGAATCCAGCATATCTTCAAATTCATCAAATGAATCTTTTATCATTTCTTCAAGATTATTATTCATATTGTTTTCCTCAAATAATTTATCAAGTATTCCCTTTGCTTCGTAAAACTCAATAAAACTTGAGTCGCGTGAATCTCCTTTTATATCGTTTAAGTTGTCAAGTATATCTGATAATTTATAAATAATTGAATATAAAGTAATATTTATACTTCCAACTCGTTTAATTAAGATATTCATATATTTTCTCACTTTAATGTATTACAGATAATAAAACCACACTTTTATATTTGAATTTCGTGTTGTTCCATAATTGTATAAAACTCACTTGCTTTGATTTCATTTAGTCCATCCGGAGCATCGAACTCACTACTTGAAGAAAGAGTACGGTAAACCACACCATCCAATTCAAACAAACGGCTTCTGCAACTAAAGAAATCACTCTTATGAAAATAGAATATTGGATTCGGTTTCGCTAAACCCTTAATTCCCTTTTCTTGGCATAGATTAACCCATTCTTTACAAAGTTGTGAGGTTTTCTTGAACTTGCCAGGCTCATACATCATAAACTCCGCGCCAAATTTTTCTTTATCTTCTGCTGTTGGCTTAATCCACAATCTCTTTGCGGTTAAATAAACTCCGTCAGATGTAATACCCTTTTCCTTTGCAAAATCCAAATATGTATTATAAAGCAAATCAGAATCGTTCTTATAATTTTGATACGCCTTTCCGAGTGTGGATTCTGCGGAAACAATATAAAACTTCTCCATTATATCCCCTATCTTCTCTTACATAAGTTAATCATCATAACGATTAACTGCAATGCTCCGACAATCAAGATAGCGAAAGAGAAATTCCCTTTAACCATCTCATCTAAAATCGTTTGAAAAAATGTCATTAGTTATACCTCGCAGAAATCTGTTTTCCGCAATTTGGGCAATGTGTAAAGTAATATGTCATCACGGAATTTGCAAAACCAGGATAAATAACTTTACGGCACTCAGATGATTCTTTAATCAAATCAGTATCACACTTTGAGCAATGAAATTTTAACTCAACAGAATCATCATTTGATTTCTTAAATAATTTCATTGGAATCACTCTCCAATTTGTTGTATTGTGATTTATGTATAAATAACTTTTCAGTTACTTTGAATTGATTTTGTTTATTCACATCAAGTGTGCGTGTAAACGGTCTTTTCCATATTGCCACGAAATCGGGCGGAGCGGCTTGTTCTGAAATAAACATCAAATGTTCTTTGCTCACTTCTCTCGCATACTCCCAAAATTCTTGACTATTGAATTTCTCATTACCATAACCAGTCGTATTCTCATATGGCGGGTCTGCGTATATCACACAATCTGGTGGAAGCTCAACGTCACGATAATCTTGACAAGTAAATTCCGCACCTTTGAGTGTTGCCATATCCTTCAGCAATGACCTCTTGCTTTGCAGAGCATAGTTGGTATTGGTTTTATTTCTTGCATAACCACCAAACCACTTGCCACCAAAGCTGCAACCAAACCCTACAAATCCGGTTAGCACACAATCTTCGTCTTTATGTTCGCGAATATATTTATATTGTTCTTCTGAAATATGCTCTGGCAATTCATAACCAGATTGAACGCCTTTAAGCAAATCTATTAAATATTTGTGTTTATCGTTCAGTATCATTCTGTCAAATCCTTGAATTTTACTCTCTACCGAACAAGAACCACAAAATAGGCTAATTATAGTTCTCCCCCCCCGTGCATTTACGGGAGAGGTTATTGAAATTATCTCGGCAATCTGCCGTGATATTCTCGATTTCCCGCCTTGATAGCGCATTTATAACCTCCGCAATTCTTTTGCTTATTCTACTTTTACCACCTAAATATTGCATATATCACCTTTTAGAAAGAAAACGATAATTCACTCTTGCCACCCATTCGGCATTTTCAAAAATTATTACAGCCTTACCACCATCATCACGGATAAATACGCACGGCGTTCGCAAGTCTGGATTCTGAGGTGATGCGAACACGACTTTATCACCAAATGCAAATGACTGCCGGACTGGTTCAGTGACTTCATTTTTCTCATTTCTTTCGGGATAAATATATTTCTTTTCACCATTTTCTCTTTTCCAAAAAGTATATCCGCTTCTCGGTGTTCCAATATCGCCGTTCATAAAATCTTCTTTAGTGTTGGACTGAGAAATATAACATTTTGGCGGTTTAGCAACAAAAGCGTGAAAATCAACGCCATCTGCTCCCAATTCAATCATCTTTTCTAAATAAAAATTCATAGTGTTATTCCTCACTCTGATATACCGTCTTGCCGCAGGTTGGGCAATCGCAAAGATAATATATATCATTACGGCAATCCATTTTGTTTTCGTACTCGCCGCGCTCTGCCTTAAATACGCATCCGCAGCGTTTGCACTCAAACATTCTCGATTCAATCACCTGCTCGATATTTCCTTTTTTAATAATTTCCATATATTCTCCCTTAATAATTACAAATAAATACTTCTTTGGCTTCGGAGTTGCCTTTTCCGCAAGCCATATATGTAAAGTTATCGAATATGTAAACTCGCCATCCGCACTTTTCACACCATTCAATCAAATGTGTGTTCTCTTTGCCTTTGCATTTGAAAACATTTGACATTCCGAATCTTATGTGCCGCGCATCAAGCTGTTCGCACAATTTGAACAAATCCAAATCGTCTTGCATTGACCAACCATTATTCTCGTTATACGTTGCTGTTGTGTTGAAATATGGCGGGTCAAGATATACAAAATCCATAGGATTGAGTTTATCAACCTTTAACTCACGGAAATCAAAGTTTGTCGTTATAACACTCCCGCGATGGAAGAACGCACAACCATCTCGGATATACTGTTCATTCTGTTCAGTAAAAGCTCCGTTCCCGAAAGGCATATTAAATTCGCCTTTGCTATTAAACCGCATTTGCTGAGAGAACGCATAGAACATACAGGAGTAAATATCAATCCAATCTTTTGTTTGGTTAGCATACTCCCTCATTTTCATATAGCGAGGTTTATAAATCTCAGCTTCTTCTGACTTTTGCTTTACTCCGCGCCGTAATAACCAGAACGTGTTTATATTCTTGATAATCCTATCAATAATATAATCTGCGTGATTGTCGCGGAACATCTCGTAAAACTTGAATAAATTTGAGTTTATGTCATTCACGATTGTTCTTGTTGAACGATAATTCATTGAAACGGTAGCAGAGCCGGCAAAAAGGTCAATAAACGTATTTACAGTTTCGCTCGGGGGGGAGAAGTTCTAATAAACCTTTGCTCAACAGTTTCCTTTTGCTACCCATATAAAAAATTGGACTTGTAATCATATTCCCTCTATGGTTATTTTATGTTTTGTGCTATTTATATTCAAATCAGTTTTCTACCGCACCTCGGGCAGAAGTTGGCATTAACCAAATCAAACTGACCTTCGATTTTTGGATAATTTGAATTATATAACAAGCATTGGCATTTAGAGCAATACATTCTTGTTACATTGCCGAGTTTCCTGATTCTGCGGACTGAAACTCCGTCATTAAGATTTTCTTCATCTAAGTTGTTATAGATGTCTTTCATTTTTTTATAGGTCGTAAAACGAATCCAAGTATTGCAGTCCGCGCAATAGACACCCATTCTTCGACCTTGAGGCTTTGCATAAACTTTTTCGCAGCCGCATTTAGGACATTTATATTCCGGCATTGAGTTTACCGTCCTTTACTATTTGTAGCAACTCCGCGCGGGTATTCTTAACCTTATCCCTCATTACAAGGTCGAGCAATTTATTCAGTATTTCGCCTATCTGCTTTCCTTTATAACCAAGCTCAATTAGGTCGTTCCCGTTGATTGCGAGATATTTCAAGGAGTAAACGTCGCAATTCTCTATACACCGCGCGACATCATTTTGTAATTCACCAAGACTCAGAAATATCCTTATTTGTTGAGCGTTGTTTGTGTCATCACATAAAGACTTTGCAAAATTGATAACATCGTGATAATCGCTATGTTCAATCTTTGCCAGTAGCTTCCGCGCGGGATATATTGAATAATCCCATTGCCATTCACCAGCCTCATTCACAAGGTAATGCCCTAATGTATAAATCTCTTTTGCTCCTGCTATAACATTGTTAGAATATCTCAGCCAAGTAAGCGTTTCTTCAATTCGCGGACTATCAAAAGTAATAGCAAGGTTGAGTAGGAAATTGTCACTATATTCTGCAATCCTGCGGAACTTCTCGTCATAGTCAACTTCGTCAATCTTGTGGCTTATGATATGAAGATATTTAAGCATTTTCAAGTATAATGCACGATATTTATAATATTCTTCATTATCAAAATCTTGCAATGGTTTATCACACAGGCAAGACAACATTTTGGTGATTTCCGCATTAATTCTCTCAATAGAAATCTGATTTAGATTATCCGCGAGAATATCCATAGTAAAACTTGTTCTACCCTCAATATTAAACCCGAAAACCATAGCAAAACGCAAGGCTCGCATAATCCGCAAGGCATCCTCGGAAAATCTTTTCTTCGGCAACCCAACGCAACGAATGAACTTATGCTTAATGTCATCAATTCCGCCAAAGTAATCAATCAGCCCGTCCTTGTCGTTATAAGCCATAGCATTGATTGTAAAATCGCGGCGGGCTAAATCTTCTTTAAGATTTGACACAAACTCCACACTGTCGGGATGGCGATTATCCTTGTATTCTCCGTCAACTCTGTATGTGGTTATCTCATAGACGGTATCTTCTAAAACCACGGAAACCGTGCCGTGCTGAATACCCGTGGGAATTACTTTGTAATCCTTGAAAACGTCAATTACCTGTTCGGGCAGAGCGGAGGTGCAAACATCCCAATCGTGCGGAGCAAAGCCCATAATAGAATCCCTAACGCAGCCTCCGACAACATATGCTTCATATCCGTTGTCGTTCAACTGATTAAGAATAAATTGTACGGACATAGGTAACTTTATATCCACGGATTCTTCACTCCCTCCAAAAACCTCGCCAAAACGCCATTATAGCGGAACACAAGGTCATCTTCGGTAATCGGCATATTCCAGTAATGCTTTACGATTTGGTGATAAATGTCGGCATTAATAGTCTTAAATTCAACTCTCTCAGGCTCATCATAGATAACCTTCATCCAACCATAATCGCCAACCTTTTGTAAGTCGAACATCTCAAATCGAACTAACTCACCAATTTTTTGCGGACAAGTTTCGATTGCAGCTTTGATTTCCTTTGCGGAAACGCTCGTGCCAGCAACTGAGATAATGATTTCATCGTTACCCAAGCTGTAAAAACTAACCTTGCCATCAAGTTCATTCTTGATATGCAGATAGAGCATTGTCATAAGATAACGCTCATATGTAATCTGCCTTTTTGGATTACACGCGCCCAAAATGACTTGACGAATATATTTGCTACTTCTTATGTGTTCACTCGGAGTGAAAAAGCCGATGTACTGTTCCCAAGTTTCCACGTTTTTGAAAATCGCGGGAGAGTAGTGTCTGAGCGCGGAAAAGTTAGCCTTCTTCATATCAATAGAAATAAAAGTCTTATCCTGATTTCCCTCGATATAAAGATTTTTGTTGCCCAACGTAATATTTTTGGTTACAACTCTCACGTCCGCAAAATCGTCATTAAGGAACTTCATATATTCTGTGTTATCCTTAATCATATTGATAACGCCATCCTTGACGGTGTTGTAATACTCAAAATACTCCTGCTCGGTATCGTATTTTTCTAAATCCGCGCAAAACGTATCGAACTTCTTTACGCAATCAAACTGAACGTCAAGTGCTTTGAGCCTTTGCGTAAAATAAGGTTCGTCAAAAAGATTGATAGGCAAGTTACAATCCTTGCAAAATCTTTTCTTCAAACCTGTAAATTGTAATACTTCTTCTCTTGTCATATGATTACTCACCTATATTCAATACGGCAATACATTTTTATTAACCACGTCGCCATTGGCTTCTTCAACCAAATCCATAACTTTATCCATATCGGGCGTGTCGGGCAAATCTGTCGTATCTTTGAGTTTGTCAAGTTTAGCTTCTAACTCATCAACGATTTCATAGAACTCTTTGGTCGGCTGCTGATTGTCGTCGAGATATTTGCCGTTGCGAACATCCATAAGAAAATCGTGGTCTTTTTCGCGGTAGGTATTGATTTCGCCCTTTTCAAGAATATCAAAAGCCATAAGATAAAGCCGGACAAGGTGCATCATATGCTTCCCGAGTTTATTATGAACCATTGCCTTTTCATTTCTTTTGCCCATCTTGGCATATTGACGGATAATAGTTCCCATATCATTCAACATACCTTTATGGTCGCGGAGCGGATAATGCTTTAATGTTACGTCGCAGAAAATTTCTGTTTCGTAATCATCTCTCGGAGATTCGTCAATATACAATTTGATTGAATCCTCCGGCATATCAAAATATCTGCTTTTGAAATCAACCGATGCGTGTTCAATGCTTTTAAGGATATGCTTTTCTAACTGAGATTGACTTGTATTTCTTGCAGTGAAGTTTTCTAAACGGCGGAGTTGATTTGAAGCATAGCATCCAAATGAATATATAGCTTTTTTAGATAAAAATAAATGACTATTATCAATCAATTTCTTTCCTACATCTGTAAGTAAAAAGTAATGCTCTGGTTTAAGCCCAAGAATCTCCACGGTGTTAGGGTTACAGGAACAAAGCAACTTTACAATTTTATCAAATGAATAAATTGTCGTATCTGTTCGGACATCAACAACTTGTTCAAAATCTCGCCCAGTAAGAATATTTCTTGAAGTATTTGTGGCTATTCCGCGAATATCAATGTCTGAATCTTCATTATTTGTACCATAAGCATAGCTCCCGCCAAAGCCCAATAAAATGATATTATCACCGAGATTATTGTTGTTATTTAGAAAACTATATTCTTTTTGTTTTAATATCTTTTGCATATCAATCATAATTAAGCAGCCTCTTTATATTTCCACTTATATCCACCGGCACTTTTTCTTCTTCCAACTATACAATCCCAAATATGTGATACTTTAAGCGTTCTTTGAGCTTCTTGTAAACTATTAAACTCGTTTATTATATTATTCTTATTATCAATTTGAAGTACCGGCTTCGACATATTCTCTACAACATATTTTCCAGATTTAATACGCGCATTTTTTCTTGCAATATTAGGATTGTATTGACACCATCCATATTTTGCACCAAATTTCAATCTTTCACGCAATGAATTGATTGATAAATGAAATAATTTGCATAATTTTTTTAAGTCTTTTTCACCATTTTCATATGCTTCACAAATGCTTTTTGTATCATTGTTTACCGCACGTTTATTGCACAAATCCCAATCTATATCATTAATTATATTATTAAATATTTTTTTAAGAGCGCTATTCAAAATAGACTGCATAACCCATTCTTGGTTGCCATTTCGACAATCTAAAACGACATAATAATTTATTATGCCTGAATCTTTTGCTAATTTTTCTTTAAGCACGTCATTTTGTCTTTCTTCTTCAAATGTTCTTGATTTTTTGTACATATATGTTTCCATATAATGCTGTTTCCCATGCGTTTCTATAATTAAATTAAATTTCGGGACATAAAAGTCATACCTTTTTTTATTCGACCAAGGGAAAATTTTTTCTACCTCAAAATCAACATTGCACTGTTCTAAAAAAGCTATTAAAAATTTTTCTGAATAACTTTTTTCTAAATTACAATACTGACATTTAGTAATTGCGACCGACATTTTATTGGGTTGTTTAATAAACGTGTGATTACAATTTGGACAAGTCCATTCAAGATATTGATTTGATGATTTAGTGTATTTATATCCATCATCTGGATTTGATAAATATTTAGCTAACTCAGGAGCGGTAGTCCACATATCGTTATAACCGGCTAACACTTGTCTATGAGAACATATAGGACATCCTATTTTGCCACCTTCTTTTACAGCATTAACTGGAAAAGAATGAAATATATGCCCTTTTGCGCAAACAAAGTCATATTTTTTATTACTTTGAATATCATCAATATTTATACTTTTATCATATAAAATATTGTTTTCCTTTAATGCGCTTCTTATATCAGCTATTTTTATTTATTGCGCCTCCTTGATATCTTTACTGTAATAATTATAACATTTTTGTAATAGTTATGTCAATATGTTTTTTGCTATTTCCTTTAATTTTCTAAAAAAATTTTTAGAAGATAATCGTCAAGGTATTTTTTCAAGATTTCGTCTGCTTGAGTCATAATCGGGTCGGCAGAATTGTCAAACAATTCCTCCGCAATCCCGCCGCCAATAGCGCACAATGTATCAGTGTCGCATTTCAAACTTAACACATTACGGATAAACTCGGTGTAACTGTTTGCTTCGTAAATGCAGCGAATAACTGCCGGAACAGAACCTTGACAAGTGACATCCCATCGGTAATATTCCCTCATTTGAGCAAGAGGAATTTCGGGACTATACGCATATTCCTCTTTTGGATATTGAGCGATAGCATATTCCAAAATTTGCTCTTTAGTTCTGTCATTCTTCGCAAACCATATACAAGCCGCCGTGACCTCTGCTCCTAATATCCCTTCGGGATGGTTATGAGTACAAGCTGCCGAATGTCGGGCATTAGCAACAACATCTTCTATGTCATCATAGTAGTCAGCGATATAAGAGACTCTCGTTGCCGAGCCATTGCCATAACTATTATATGGTTGCGTATGGTCAGTATTGAGCCAATCCAAGAACATCCCGCCAAATCCCTTGTGAGGGTACTTTTTGCCGAATTTGGCATAAACCTCTGCAAATGGCTTATCGTGCAAAATAGCATACTTTGTAGCCAAAGTAAGGACGGTATCATCGGTAAACTCACATTTGTCCGTCAATAAAATAGCTGTTTTATTGTCAAAATCGGCAGGTCTTTGAAACTCATATTGTGACCCAATAATATCTCCAATAATTGCGCCTTTAATAGCCATAATATCTCACCTATCTCATTCCGAAATAACTTATTTTGTCATCACCGTTGTTTTTCTGTTTGTCACTACGAGCCGCCAAATATCTGTATTTAACCTTAATGCAATTATGCGGATTACCTTTACAAATTTCTGTTACTTTAGAAGATAAGTATGCTTCGCAATTCCGCAAGATTATTTTGCCGTCTTTATCCTTTATTTCTTCATACCACGGACAAACTGAACCTATTCTATTTTGTCGCTTATTAGGGTCGTGGCGCGGTTTACCTTTACCCATTCGCAACCATTCTCTCTTTAACGAGCGTGATTAAATCATCAACCTGCCCATCGTGGATAAAGCCGCCAGTGTCCTTCAGAACACAGCCTTTCTCATTTCTGGCAGAACGCTTAATCATTTCCAAAGACCAAAGTAAACTCTCTAATTTGTTTTTCAGCATATGTTACTCCTTAAATACCATTTTATGTAAGATAGAATTTCATCTTGCGCGGTCGGGATATTCTTATTCTCAACCACACTTTTTATTTCGTCCTCGTTTGTCAGTTTTTCCCGCCCAAAAACACAGTTGTCAACCGTAGTGTCAAAGTCGCGGCTGAACTCATCTTGGAAGTTTACCCATTCATCCCTCTGCTGTTCTGTCTGAAATTCTGCGACATCACTATTCTCAATTCCTTTAAATTTTGCGTAAAACATAAAAACTTCCTCTCTACATATTGACTTTTGAGAAAATAGGCTGTATAATATTGGTGATTCGAGATTATTTTCTCAATGTGTATATATTATCAGAAAATTCTCTCGATGTCAATAGTTTTTCGAGATTATTTTCTCGATAAAGGAGAATTATTATGGATAGCGTATTGTATCAAAGGATTGTGGAGCTTTGTGCCGAGCGCGGAATAACAATTAACAAATTAGAAAGCGATTTAGGAATGGGCAACTCTGTCATTAGAAAATGGCGACAATCTACTCCTTCGGCGGATAAGATAGCTAAAGTTGCAACATACTTTAATGTGTCAGTTGATTATCTGCTCGGAAGAACGGATGTCAGAACTCCCGCCTCAGAACTGCTCGGCGATGAGTACATCATTACTTTGCAGCGCGGTAAGGAACGAATGACTCCGCAAGACCAAACCAAATCACTCGAAATGATTAAACTTGCCTTTGGCTATGCTTTTGAGGAAAACGATTGAGCATTGTCCTGTTTATCGCCCACCTAATTTGTTATACTGATAATAGAAGTATAATAATAGGAGGACTATAACCCCATTGATTAGGAAAATTTATATCAATAATCTGGTATTAAAACTCTATTCTCAACTCCCGCGAATTAAATATCCGCTCGATTTGAATGAAGTTTTATCTCTATTACCAAACTGCAAACTAATGTCATACCAGAAGTTTGCCGACATCAATCATTGTTCAGTCAATGACGTTATTGCCTTGTGTCAAAGCAAGTCCGGCTGTACGCATTATGATGTGGAAACTAACCGATATTTAATATTGGTGAACTTGGCTGAAACAAGCAATTATGGTCGGCGCAGATGGACAATAGCCCACGAAATAGGTCATATCGTTTGTGGGCATCACATTCTGTCTGCCGTGGATAAAATTGCTGAGAACTCATTCGCACGAATCAATAACCAAGATTATGAAATTGAAGTTGACTATTTTGTAGCGACATTGTTATCTCCATTACCTTTGTTTAAGGCGTTTGAGATACAATCCGCGCGGGATATTCAAAACACATTTGGCTTGTCAGCAGAAGCCTCCGATATACGCCTCAAGGAGTATAAGATATGGCTGAGAAACCATAGGAAAACCGCTTGGGAAAACGATATTGTAAATGTTGTTAAATATAAAACCCTACAATAAATACTATTTATCAATTAGCATTTCCGTTTTGGAAGTGCTATTTATTTTTCTGCTTTTTCAAATACATAAACAGTATTATATGTATTAACCGTTAAGGTCTTTCCGTCAAAGTCCGACTGTTGAACTCCGGACGTTGTAATCGTATGTACTTCGCCATTGGTAAATTCAATATAAACTCTGCCACAGTTACCAACTTGGAAATCACTTGGATTCAACCAGCAGTTCGCGCCATTTTCAAAGCTGGCGTGTAAATTAGCTCGTCTTTGCCCACCTATTCTTTTATGGGATTTAACAATGTATCTTTCTCCCACATCAATTTTCTTTCCGCAAACTGGGCAAGTAAATACATCTCCATCCCGCTCTGCTTGCGCCCAACAACATTTTGTAGTCATTATTTAACTCGCTTTCTTTATACGTTGCATAGCAATATCATAGTATTTATTATCAATTTCAATTCCAATAAAATTACGGTCAAGCTGTTGACTTGCTATTCCCGCTCCACCAATACCCATAAATGGGTCTAAAATAATATCTCCTACCTTAGAAGAATTATCAATAAGTATCTTCATTAGTTCAACTGGTTTCTCTGTGTCGTGGAGATTTTTGCCATCATCACCTTTGAGTTTAACATTCGGAACAGATAAAATATCGCTCGTCCCGCAATGATTGATTTTAATGCCTTTGCCCTTGCGGAAGAACATTATGTATTCAAATTGCGACATATAGTATTGACCCATTATCTTGTTACCCTTATCCCATATTAGGCATTTGATAAAATGAAACCCGCAATTTGTGAAAGTATTAAGCATTTTAATCAAATTAACGTGGTTAGTCATCACATAGCAATGGCTACCATCTTTCAGTACCCGATAAAACTCAGGTGCGTATTCAGAACAATCAATGTTGTTATGCGCAAATACTTGACCACGCTTATTGATTTTCTTTTGGAGCATACCGCCGCTGTTTCCCGCACTTCCGCGCGAAGTAACTTTATACGGCGGGTCTGTCACAATCAAATCAATACTGTTATCGTCAAGTAATTTTAGTTGTTCTACGCACTCTCCACAAATGAGCTTCGCTCGGTGGGGTGTTCTTAATTACTGTCAAATTCTCTTTTCCTCTTTGGTTTTATTGTTCGTTTGCGATTAAAGCATTTCCGCAAGTAATTCTGTCGCTATCTTCTTCTTTGCTTGGGACAAACACAATTACATCCCAACCTTCATCAAGTAGGGGCTGCTCAAATTTTCTGTAAACGTCATAATCAGTATAAGATGTAGCAACATCAAAGCCATTCTTAATAGCAGAATTTGTTTCGTGAATTGGAGTAATCTTAACGATGAATTTATCTTTGTCGAATAGTCTTGAAAGTTCTTTTGCATCAAGAATTGTCTGCGCAGTAACCGCAAAATTCAATGTGTATTTTCTGCCTTTCGGCATAGGAAGTGTGCGAGCAAACTCCGAAATCTGAACAAGTGCTAAACTTTTATTTCCAAATTGTGTTTTTCTTTGAGCCTCATCCGTACTGTTAATACTAAATTGAAGCCCAGCTTCACCGTTATATACGTTGTTTTTGATATAACACCACTCAGTAATAAAATCAAAAAGTTTGGGATTATTCTTCGGGAGCATTGTTGAAACTACCGGATGAATGGTGTCTGCTTTGATATACTCACCAACAAGAGGTTTTAGGTAAGATTCTGCAAAAGCCAAAACGTTTTTATTAAATGTCGGCTCTCCCATTCTTGCGAAATGCACATTAAATCTTTTTGTTTCCTTTACGGTTTCGCCCTTTAATATTTGCTCAATTTCATAGCACATATCATCAATAGAAGCATTACCATAAAATCCATATTTGGGGCAATCGCAAAATTGGCAATTCATAGGGCAGCCCTTTTGTGTGCTGATGGTAGCAACCCATTTATCGGATAAATCAACTTCTGTGTTTGCCACGCCATTGATTTCTTTGGTTAGTCCGAGGAAATCAGCCTTAATATTATTTTCTTTTCCATAATCACCAACAGTTAAGAACTCTAACTTTCTGTCGGTGTCAACATATATTTTGCCGGTATGTGTATTAACAATTTTCATTGCATTTCTCTTTTCTTATTCTTTGGTTTCCTTATCTTCTGTAATCAACACCTTCGTTGAGATAATCATTGTAGCCACGGATAAGGCATTTTGAAGTGCCGTGCGGGTAACTTTTGCAGGGTCGATAATACCGTTTTCAATCATATCAACAAACTTATTTGTCATTACATCAAATCCGCAATTCTTAATATAAGAATGTGGTTTCTTACCTTTATTCGCCATATATGTTGAGTATAGTTCTTTGTAGTCACAACCCGCATTTTCAACGATATTCTTAAAGGGTTCTTGTAACGCTTTGATTACAATTTCATTTCCTGTCAAATAATCTTCGGCATAATCATAAATTTTATTTCTTTGCAATTCATCACAAGCATTAAGCAATGCAATGCCGCCGCCGGGAACAATACCCTCATCAATAGCAGCTCTGGTTGCTGCAAGCGCATCCTCTAACCTCAACTTTTTGTCTTTCATTTCAACTTCCGTAGAAGCACCGACACGAATGACAGCCACGCCGCCCGTCAGTTTTGCGATACGCTCCTTCAGCTTTTCCTTGTCGAACTCGGATGTTGCTTTTTCAAGCTCCGCGCGGATTGAAGAAACCCTGTTTTGGATAATATCAGGATTGTTCGTGCCGCCGATAATCGTGGTTGTGTCCTTGTCAACCTTAATTTTCTGTGCCGAGCCAAGATGATGAGTTTCAATATCCTTCAAAGTCATTCCGTGCTTACTGTTGATAAATACTCCACCCGTAAGTGCCGCAATATCTTCAAGCCAAGCCTCACGCATTTCACCAAACTTTGGTGGCTTAACACAAACCACATTGAGAACTCCGCGCAGTTTGTTCTGAATAAGTGTTCCCATTACCTCATTGGACATTTCATCAGAGATAATCAGTAACGCTCTGCCACTTTTTGACACTTCTTCGAGAATGGGAAGAATGTCCTGAATATTAGTGATTTTTTGGTCAGTAATCAAAATGAGCGGATTGTCGTACTCGCAAATCATCTTCTCAACATCTGTAACCATATGCGGCGCAACATACCCTTTGTCGAATTGTAGACCTTTGACAATCTCATATTCTGTATTACCAGTGTGGGATTCCTCAACCGTAATTACAACATCGTTACCCATCTTCTCGATAATGTCAGCAATGATTTTGCCGAACTGTTCATCGCGGGATGAGATAGTCGCAATCTTTGCAATATCGTCTGCTCCGCGCACAGGAATAGCGTGTTCCTTGATATACTCAACGACGTTATCAACCGCCCGTTCCATTCCCTTTTTAATCAAAACAGGACTTTCGCCATTTACAACGCAGCCTAATCCGTTGTTGACTAATGCTTGTGCAAGAACGATAGCTGTTGTCGTGCCATCGCCGGAATCGCTATTTGTCTTTGAGGAAGCCTCGCATACGAGCTTTGCACCCATATTCTCAAATTCATCAGACAGAACAACCTCTTTTGCTATGGTTACTCCATCATTAGTGATAAGCGGCGAACCATAATCTCTATCTAAGCCAACAAAATTGCCTTTTGCGCCGAGAGTTACCTTAACACATTCCGCAACGGTGTTTACGCCATTTTGAAGTGCTTTTTGCGCATCCTCGTTATATAGTATCTTTTTCGCCATCTGAATCCACCTTTGCAATAATATTTTCTGTCTTTACGATAATATATTCCTCGCCGCCGATTACATATTTTTGAGATTTCATTACGTCAAATAACAGAATCTCACCAACGGCATATACGGTTTCGCCGCCCCAAATCTCATAATCCACCGCGACTTTGCCAAGACAAGGCGTGTCGTTGCTGTTTACAATTAATGCAGTTTGAGGTTCGATTTCGTATGGTTTAAGAAGAACATAATCGTTATATTCCATTTTTATCTTCATATTATTTCTCCCACGGAAATCCCGGCAATCCAAAATGCCCGAATTTCGCTGTTTCATAATATTTTACCGATTTAAGTTTCAGGTCATTGATAATCCGCGCGGGAGTACACTCCCGATATAGTTTATCAATGTTCTCTTGATAATCGCCTTTGTTGGTTTTGATATAAATAGCCATCGGCTCGGCAATACCAATAGCGTATGATAACTGAACTTGTACCCAATCAAACTCGCTATTACTTTTAAGAAAACGGATTGCTAATTGTCTTGCCTTATATGCAGCAGAACGGTCAACTTTTGTAAAGCACTTGCCCGAGAAACATCCGCCGCCGACAGGAGCAAAGCCTTGATAGTTGTCAATCACTACTTTGCGACCAGTCAATCCCGCATCTCCCTCAAATCCGCCGATAAGAAACTTACCCGTTGGATTGATATGGAAATTCTCAATCGAGATATAATACTGATGGCATAAATTGCGGCAATAATCAATCAAAATCCTGTCCGTTTCTTCCCTATCAACTTCTGTGTTTTGATAAGAAATAACGAAATCCTTTATATATCTGAGTTTGCCACTTTCGTCATAGCAACCTGTGATTTGAGCTTTACCGTCGGGTAAAAATCGCGGGTCTTGCGAACGCAGCCAATCATAATACATCGACAAACACTGTAAAATGTGCATTGCAAGAGGAACGTGACTTGTAGTATCTCTGCAAGCATAGCCGAACATCATTCCCTGGTCGCCAGCTCCGCCAGTGTCAACTCCCTGCGCAATATCGGGTGATTGTTGCCCAAGATTGTTAATTATTTCACAGTCTTTTGAATATCCAACGTCATCCAAAACGGATTTAACAACATTTTCAACATCAACATCACCTTTCGAGGTTACTTCGCCAGTGACGAATATCTTGCCTTTACCGCCGACAACCTCAATTCCGCAGCGACTATCTGAGTCTTGCGATAAATAAGCATCGAGCAAAGCATCGCTTATTTGGTCTGCAACTTTGTCGGGATGCGACCTGAATACGATTTCGTTTGAGAAGAACATAACTAACCATCCCCCTTCTTAATAAATTCATTGTACTTTTGAATTACATCTTCAAAGAATCTGTACCAATCATTTGATAAAGAATCTATCTTGGACTTTCTTATAATATCTGCTTTAAGAAATACTTTAACTAAACTTTGTATCGGCAAATGTCTATCGCGCCGGATTACTTGCCCGAAATTTCGGAACACAATCCACGCTTCATTTCGCAATACAACGTCGCCCCAAGCATCGGCATATATAAAATCTTTAGTATGGCGTTTAAAATCAGGAAAGTATTTTTCTAAAATATATCTCAAAGGTGCGCCCATATCTTCTACTGGTGGTCTGAATGATTCCGAGAAGAAATCTCTGTGTTTAATCCACAAGTCATCACCATTAACAAAACAAGGACAAGAACATTTCTTTGGAATATAATCTGCCGCAAAGCTCTGCTTAACGCCTTTCAATTCTGCGGGTTTTGCAAGTTTTGGCTGACCCCAAAATCTATATGAAACCACCTCGCAAGAAAGTGGTGCTACAAAAAATAAGGAATGAACTTTCGCGGGATTTGAATAAGTAAATGTGCAAGGATAAATCATACTGTCGTTCGACATAAACTGATATTCTGCAATATCGTAATACTCTCCATCTAAATCCTTGTATAATCTAATCCGCGCAAAACCATCGGGCAAAACGCATTTATACCATTCCCGCGTTCCGTCTGTTCTTAACTGCTCTGCCAAAAGCTCGGACTTGCTTTTAATTTCCTCAATGTATTTCAAATACTCCATATTCGTGTATGGCTGAATATCTGTTACATTCTCGGAATAAAAGTATTGCCGCGCTTTTTCGGCGGTATCAGCATAAATTAGCGGTTTATAGTCATTACCTTCAAGGGTTAATATCCATCTTTTCATACGCGATACGGGATTAGCATTGGAGCATAAACGCTATCGAGAGTGCTTTTGCTGACAAGCGGAGATTCAAGCAAAGTGTTTACTCTAAATCCGTGAGTAACATAATCGCCGTGAACGAGAAACTTAATCCAACTGCCATTCTTGCAGGATAGATTTATTTCTTGTCTTTGATGGTTAATGCGAACGCTTACGCCTAAAAGTTCCTCGGTCGGGAAAACCACAAAACTCATTGCGGCTTCTTTGTAATTCGGGAAAACAGCCAATACCCGATAATTAGGATATTTCTTGCAGTTCGCTATTGCTTCTCTTAATGATTCGATTGAGTATTCCGCGCGGGTTGGTTCTATTATCACTCTACTTCACCCACTTGCTCAACAAGCACATTTAGACTTGGAAATTCGCGCCTGAGTTTTGATTGAAGCTCTGCTGACAAACCACGACAAAAATCCTCGGTGCTACAAGTGAATCTGTAAGCACAAGCAAATCTGTGATTGTCAACCGGCTCAAAGAGCGTGAAACCATTGCCTACACTCGATACCCATTCGCGGATTTGCGCGAAAAAGTCATTGTGCTTTTCTTTATAGCTTTGAACGTCGTAAATATTTTCGCTGAGAATTGCGATACCTTTTAATTCGTACATTTTATACCTCTTAGAATATGTTTAATTACTTCAATGCTCCAACCATCGCCGATTAGGTCTGTTATAGCTGACTTTCTTAACCCGCCGAAATCATACCAATCAGGAATAGTCTGCAATTTTCGATATTCGTTTATGGTTAAATCTCTCAAACCATTTTCATCTTCTATGAACTGCGTGTTCCACGCAGCATATCCACGGGCGGTAATCGGAATTGATTTATCACCGTTTACCTGCACATACATAGTTCCATTTCGTTTGCGATTTACAAATGCTCGTTTCTTATCAGACCAATTTTCTTCTCTTTGTGGATTTTCGTCTAAAATATCTTTAAGTAAAATCCCACGGTCTTGCGGAACATCGCAAGGAATATTAGTCCAATACAACCGATTACGCTTTTGCGCGGAAACCAAAGAAGAATTGATTTGTACAGGTTCGCAACCGATAAGCTGATTAAAAACCCTTTTATCTGCTTTCGTCATTGAGCCAACATTTTCAAATAGGAAATACTTTGGTTTAACTTGCTTGAAAATATCGACACATATGTAAATCAAACTTGACTTTTCACCATCAACTCCAACCTTGCCGGTAATATTTATCAAACTCATATTTTGGCAAGGAGAACCACACAAAAATAAATCTATGGTTTCGTTTTGTAAATCATTTATATCAAAATCCCGCACATCTCCTAATTGAATTGTGTTCGGGAAATTTAATTGAGTGGTTTGTACGGCAGTGGGCTTAATCTCATATGAAAAGTATTTATGGATTGGTATTCCCAACTCCTTCAATGCGATTTGCCCGCCACTCATACCATCGCATAAGCTTAGAACCGTTAAACCCTTTTGTGACGATAAAATGGTGTTTTTATTGACACAAATATCACTTTAACCCCTCTATTTTAGAGGAATTATGAAGGGTCTAAATTATAAATCTATAAAAACACCTTAATTACAAAAAGAAAACACTCAGAAATAGGTGATTAGAAATCAAAAACGTAGATAAAAACACCATTTGTTAGTCCCAATAAGCATTTACATCTTTATAATCGGGATAATGTTCAGCCATATATTTTTCTAATACTTTAGTAAGGGGCTTAATAACCTTTTTATCTTCTTCAAATAAATCTTCGCAATAGGGTCTTGTTTCTGTTTCAAAAATAATTTTGTCACAATCTTTGACTACACCGTGATAATCAGATTTGCTCCAAACATCATAATCTGCTGTGTAATCAGCGGTATGCTCAACGGAAATATTAAATCTTGTTTCAAAATTTACAAAAGCATCTCTGTCATAAAACGCAGCCTTATAAAAGAATGTTGCGCGTTTTCTACCCTTGTTATCAATGATTTCGTTCCACATAGAATGACTCGTTGCTTTAACCTGCCATCCTTCGGGAAGCTGGACTTCCCAAAACAAACCATCATAATCCCCTACGATTTCAATGCCCATTTTCTCATACTGTGATTTTGTAAAATCGGTATTGTTTTTATTTTGATAACCAGAACAAAAATTAGTCCTTTTAGGCAACCTTTGATTTGCAACTACGGATTGCTGACCTCTCTTTTCCTGATTCTCGATGGCTTTTGAAGGGCTTTCACCCTCTTGTGCATACAAAAGAGCTTCAAACATTGTTAATTCATCATCATAATTCATATTATTTATTCTAAACCTTTCTTTCAACCGTGCATAAAGTGTCGTTATGACTCCCACCGTGCGCCACAACAAGAATTTCGATAATCTCAAATCCGCGCGTTTTGCCGACACCGTTTGTATTCCAGCCAAAACTCAAACAATAACCGCCCGGTTTGACAATCCGTGAAATCTCATTGAGATGATTGCTACGCCAAGAGGCTTTTGTATGTTCCATAGTTGGAGTAATGCCAACACTTTCATAGCACTCCACGCGCTGACGCACCGAGAACGGCGGGTCATATAAAACCACATCGGCTGATTGTGTTTTCATCAATTTTAGGAAATCCAAAGCATCAAGGTGATAATCTGTGTCGAACTTTGGATTCAAGTCATTGGTAATTGTCCCTATTTTTGAACTGTTTGCAAATGGGTCAATAATGACTTTCCCCCCCCC